GACCATGCTTTATGCAATACTTTAGCAATCCACTTACGTTTGGATTGTCTTGGTTGTTTGGGTTGCTGACTCTCGCCACGTAACCCATCGTCTCCTCCGCTTTGGGAGTCACCGTCACTAATTTCACTTGTTGCATAATTTTTTTTCTTTAATTGCTTTCGGATTAGTTTAGCGTACTTCACATCTTGATCAGTATACCACTCTGGATGCTTTTTGGCAAGCTTTATAATTCGTTTTGCTGTTTTTCTTGTGTCCTTTCTCTGGGTCTCGTCCATATATTAGTCTGGATATCCGTCATCGTCCTCCACTGATGTTAATCCCACCTTACAATCTTCGTAATTAGTATACGCTTCTATGTCTGAGTAAACCTCTGCCTCTAGGCAGTTAACTAAACTCTTCATGTTCTTAACAATCAACTTCAGTCTTTCTTTCTCCATATTCGTTCTCCTTTTACATATTTATGTTAGCATAAAGGAACGACTTTTTCAACAAAAAAATCCAGGAAAAAATTTTCCTGGATTCATTGAAATCAAATGTGATTTTTGATTTTATGCTGCTACTAACTTTTTAGTAACTTTAACACCACGATACATTAGATCGTGATTGTTTTTCTTACGAGCCTCGTCAAGGATTAACTTGCGATACTCTTCAGAGTCATAAGAGACTCCACGGTAAGTGACTTGTGCCATTGGCTTGTCCTCTGGATAGGGTGGATGAGACCCGTTCCTTCAGTCGGCATTTGCGTCCCAACAGTGTGCTGTTTCATCTTTCACAATCTGAATCATTTCAGCTCGTGTTTCATCTTCAATCTTATACTTCTGCATAGCATCAACAAGTTGATGTGATTCAGTACAGGTTAAAGTAGAAGCAATAACTGCTAAGTGAAACATAGTATTGGGATGAACGTATCCGTTCCGTGTCGGCTTACTTGCGCCCTTTCGGGTGAACGTAATGTCATGATAGCATGACAATTTTATTTAGTCAAGTGTATCTGTGTATTCTGATACATTTTAAGGATGTTTTAACAATCTCTGTCTTCTATAAAATCTGGACATAACATAGCACCTGCAAGTTCTCTTGCTTTAGGGTTGTTGTCACACAATTTATTCATCCAGATTCTTTCATCAAGAGAAACTTCACCCTCAGTTGACATCATACGACAACATATATCAGTGAGCTGTAACTGGGATTTGTTGCTTAACTTGTTGGATGGCTGCAGGAAGGATAGCATATTCTTTACGTTGTATTTTAGGGGTTAATGTTTCAACAGTATCATCAGGTTCAATAGGAACTTCCGATTGAAGGATGACTTCACCTGAGTCTAACTCTTCATTCACATAATGAACAGTACAACCAGTGACTTTATCACCTGCTTCCAATGCTTGTTCGACAGCATGGAGTCCTTTATATTTTGGAAGCAGTGATGGGTGTAGATTAATTATTCTATTGGGAAATGCTTTGATAAAATCAGGTGATACTACCTTCATGTATCCAGCAAGAACAATAAGATCAACTCTCCATGCTTGCATTAATTGAATGATCTGTTCCTCATCCTTATGTTTTATATAACAATGAGGAATACCAAATTTCTCTGCTCTCCTAGCAGCACCACAGTCCTTCTTGTTGTGTATCATCAACACAACTTCATCCTCCCAACAAGATCTGAGAATATTCTCGAAGTTGGTTCCGTTGCCAGAACATAAGACTCCTAATCTCATGGTATATAATGCTACTGTAATATATTATAAGAGTTCATCCAGATCCTTAAGATCTGTCTCATAAAAAGTTACGCCACCGTAACCAATCATGAGTTGTTTCCATTTGTCATCGACCTTCTGATAAACCTCAAGAATGGTGTCTGCACCTTGGTTTGTAGACCATGTACGTTCATACCAATTCTTTGATTCATTAAAAGAATAGCCTTGAGATGCTAACAGATTTGGAATGTCCACTGAGTGTTCCAATACAGGTAGGGGTAGATTCATTTAGTATTCAACAACTATGTTACCAGATAGAGTTGTTCCAGTATTTCCAGGTAACACTTCGTGTCCTAGAAATGAAGGGAACAATATCATAGATCCTGGTTCTAAGTTGGGTCTGTAATCCATTGGAAATACTTTTGAGTTATCTCCAAAATGATTTTGAATTAATGGCATGATGGGATGAATGAATGCAGTCTTGGATGTTACATCCTCATAGATGATGAAACTCCACTGTGCATTCGGATGGATATGATATCCCTGATAAGATCGGGGATCATATTTGTTTCTCCACATCCCCATGAACTCAATAGACTTAGGGGGATCTGGTAATGATTCTAGCAGTGGTTGGATGACTGTCAACAGGTATGTCCACGTACTGTCATAAACCTTAAGACCATTATTAAAAGTGGTGAGCACCCCACTCTCCCAAGTGGGTGAGAACTCACCAACGCCAGTCTTTATTTTCTTCAAGTTAATCTTCTCTTCGAAGACAGGTATAGCAAAGATATCTTTTTTCATTCACCCCATGGATCTTTAATGTCAATAGGCTTTGTCTTTTTCTTTGGCAACAGTTTAAGAATCCATTGCCACAACTTCTTCATGACCTACCACCCCATTGTATTGATGGGAATGCCTCAGTCACACATGCCTTAGTGATCTTCCATCGCTTACCGATCTTCTTATCTTTAGCGAGGATCAAAACTTCTGCTTCACCTTTGTGAAGTCCTTCAAGCATTTGGATAAACATACTCTCACGTTTAGCCTGCTTAACATTAGAACCACCTTTAAAGAAGTGGTGAAGTAATCGTGCTTCCTTCTCCAATAAAGTATGTTCTGTTCCTTCAGGTGCATCGTTAGGTGTGTAAGGTACATCACCTGGTGGCAGCATACTAATTACTGTGTCATCAAAATTGATGATGAATAAAGACCGCAGTGCTTGAGTGTTATACTCTTTCAACAATGCAATCTTTTCTTTCTTTGTTTTTGCGTTGGATACTTTTTGTAGTACCTCATGCATCAGAAGTTTCATCTATTTCATCCTCATTAATAAATTTTACTGATAGTAGTTGTTCATTGATCATCATGCCATTTTCATCATACATTTCTGGGTGATAGGAGACTTCATCTCTGGACCACATATAATCATGAACAAAATCTTTTGCTGTCCAACCTGCGACTATCCCGACACATAAAAATAAAAATGATGATGTTGCCGAGAAAAAAAGGATCATTGAATCTGTCATTGTGCATCTCCTACTAAATTTTATTGCTCTCCCATCGTAGTTCGATATTAAAATACCAGTTCCTGCGAAAAATAGAGAACGCTTTCTTGAAACCTATACCTTTCTGGGGTACGGTGTTTAATTTTTCCCTCCTAAGCATGAGTTCTATGCCTTTATTTATGGAGGCATCAGGGGGTTTGTTTTTCTTTGGCACTTATCAATCCTTTCTTAAGTAAAACTTTAGCAGTCTCAACAAGACCACCTATCTCTTCACCATCCATAATAACATAGGGATATCCCACTGCTTTAGGATACTTTTCCATGAAAGAATTCTTAAGATTTTTGTCAACTTTAACTTCTTCATAGTCAAGTTTAGCTCTTTCCATAAGAAGTTTCATTTGTTCACAATAAAAACATCCAGCAGTTGAATAAACTGTGATGTCTGGTCCTTCCTTGAAGACTCTCTCTTCTGGTTCCAAATTTCCGTGCATAAAAAATGGGTGGTATTACCCACCCATCTTATCAGATTGTTAGTTGTGTGTCAACCCACAGCAGGAGCAGTAAGTGCAATGCGAGTAGGTAGTCCATCATCAGGAAGTGCAGCAAGGTCAAGAGGGAAGTTGTGTGCATTCCTCTCGTGCATTACTTCCATTCCCAAGTTCGCTCTGTTAAGAACGTCACCCCAAGTAGGAACGACTTTACCTTGAGCATCTAGGACACTCTGGTTGAAGTTGAATCCATTCAGGTTGAATGCCATTGTACAGATACCCATTGAGGTTAACCATACACAGACCACAGGGAATGTGGCAAGGAAGAAGTGAAGACTTCGACTGTTGTTGAACGATGCATACTGGAAGATTAATCTACCGAAGTATCCATGAGCAGCAACGATGTTATAGGTCTCTTCTTCTTGACCGAATTTGTAACCATAGTTCTGTGATTCTAGTTCAGTTGTCTCACGAATGATTGAACTGGTGACTAGAGAACCATGCATAGCAGAGAATAATGCTCCACCGAACATACCTGCGACACCTGCCATATGGAATGGATGCATCAAGATATTATGTTCTGCTTGGAATACGAACATGAAGTTGAATGTACCAGATATACCTAGAGGCATACCATCAGAGAAAGAACCCTGACCAAAAGGATACACTAAGAAGACTGCGAATGCAGCAGATACTGGTGCAGAATATGCAACACAGATCCAAGGTCTCATACCTAAACGGTATGATAACTCCCATTGTCTTCCCATATAAGCAGAGATTCCAATGAGGAAGTGGAAGATTACCAACTGGTAAGGTCCACCGTTGTAAAGCCATTCATCTAGGCTAGCAGCTTCCCAAATAGGATAGAAGTGCAGACCTATGGCATTACTTGAAGGAACAACAGCACCTGAGATGATGTTGTTACCGAACATAAGAGAGCCAGCAACTGGTTCTCTAATCCCATCGATATCGACAGGAGGAGCAGCAATGAATGCAACTATGAAACAAGTAGCAGCAGCTAGAAGACAAGGGATCATAAGAACCCCGAACCATCCAACGTAGATGCGATTGTCTGTGGAAGTAACCCACTGACAAAACTCGTCCCAGTTTTGCAAAGGGCTGCTCTGGCGTTTTGACAGAGTAGTCATTGAAAAAAGAGTGCGATTTTTACTTGTTATGAAAAGACATGAACCCCGTGGTCTTGGTTTGGGGTAGGTAAGAGTGGATATCCTCCTTACTGGAGGCCCAACCACCATGCGGGGGGACTTATTGACAATGCCCTTGCCAGTATTATATATGCTTTGTAAAGTTTTGTCAAGAAGACAGTTCAGAAACTGGCATCATCATACTCTGGATCCTCTAGTGCAACGATCTCAAACTTATGAAGATGACCATGATGCTTGACTAAAAACTCTTCGAGATCATCAATACTGATGTCAGCCTTCAGGACTTCTTCTCCTTGATATACATGAAAAGAAAGTCCTTTCATACTATTAACCTCGTCTAATATATCCGAGTAGGACTTTGAAGAATGATTTCCAACCATCTTTAGAATCTCCTGCTAGTTCGTCAAACAAATCCATGTTTAACTTGAATGCATAATTTGCTTCAGCAATTATAGCATCAATCTGTACTTGGTCAAGAGGTAGACTGTCTAGTGCAGCACGATACTTATTCTTATACTCTTTCTTATCATCTATCTTATCAAACTCATAGAACTTTAGACCTTCACCTTCTCGTAGGTTCAATGCCTTCTCTGCTATGCCTTTAAGTATCTGACCACCAGATAGATCACCAAGGTACCTAGTATAATGATGTGCTACCAACAGGAAAGGAGCTTTATCTGCTACCTCATGTACTCTCTCAACATACTGAACTGCACTCTCTGATGGTGCAATGATTGCTCTCCAGTTAGGACCATAGTAGTACCTAACATCCATCTTGAGTTGTTCTATACGAGATAGTTCTGGGAAATTAATACCATCAATATAAGTATCACCCTTCAACCTCTCCATCTCTTCTTCGATGGCAGCATAAACAAAATAAAAATCTTTTATTAATGTCCTATAGTTCTCTCGACTAATAACACCACGAAGAAATGCAGCGACGAACTTTGTGTTCTCCGCTGCTGAATGTGATTTCTTAGTACCGACTTTTATATCCTTAGATAACGTAGTCATGACTTAAAGTACTGATCAATAACTTCTACTTGATCGTGGTAACGAGCAATCTTATCCAACTCCACCTGAATTGCTTCAGTAATATCAGAGTGTTCTCCAATACCTGCAGGATGTTCTAGGTATACGTTAACGTTTGCTCTATGCTTGGCAATTTCACCTTGTGCATGTGCTTTAACAGCAGCAATCAATTGTTCTCTCATGTGCAAATGTCCCATTAAAATAAGTTCTCCTCTTCGCCTAGTTGTATTTTAACATCGGACGTAGGGTATGCAACACATGTTAACACAAAACCTTCTTCCATTTGATCATCATCAAGGAAAGATTGTTCTTCCTGACTGACTGATCCTTCTAAAACTTTACCAGCACATGTAGAACAAGCACCAGCACGACAAGAATATGGTGCATCTACACCTTCATCCTCAGCTTTATCTAGAATAAGTTCGTCATCATCACAATCGAATGTGGTCTCATTACCGTCGGTATCTATGAGTGTAACTGAATAAGTAGCCATTATTGCATTTCAGAGGTGAATTATTTATTACTCTTCCATCATAACATACATCATGGTCATCCAGCAAGTCACTGGTATCATGACACCAAGACATATCATCAGTGACATGCGTAGCGTTTCCATTATATCATACCAAGAGAGCCTGCTGTCATACCAATGGCTACAAAGAAACCAAACTCTAGAAGATCTCTAGAGCCTGGTGGTATAGAATTTAATAGTACTGCTAGTGGGATCATTATCCTTGCCAGATCATGTCTGGCATTGCTTGTGGTTGTTGTCTGCCTACAGTAAACATTAAAATAGCATAGCCAATGAACCAAATAATATTAAAGATCCACGCTTGCCTGTAGAGGTACTTTCTTATTCCCATAGAAAGGAGAACGTTCCTTACTGCTATGGGATCATCTTCATTGCCTGTTGCTCTGAAGATCTGTTCGATAATGACAGCAATGATTGTACCTATCACTAGAGGATAGAATACAAAGTTTGCGAAAGACATTACCGCTATCAAGAATGTCATTGTAATACGAATTGAAAAACGTTAGTGTATGCTGTTGCTGCTAGTGCAGCTACGAAAATTACTTGGTACATTATGCCCCCGAAGGTACTGGTACTGGTACTGGTTGTGATATTCTTATTCCTTTGCCACCATTAGTATCATCATCATCGTCATTATTAATTGCTCTCAGAAATAATTCTATCAACACCAAAGCAGCCATCGGATAAAACACCCAGAGGACTGCTATTAGTGGTGATACTGATTCTGTTGCGGCTGATAAGTCGCCCATGTGTAGAAATGTTACGAGTAACTATTTAGTTTTGTAAACTTTTAGACGTGAATGCCGTAGGGAGTACCTGTAATAGCATATACAGC